GATGTCTATGGCAAAGCTGAGGTCCGTGGAGATGCTAAGGTCTATAAAAATAGCGATTACATTGTATTCAAAAATTGGTGGAGCAGTGGACGATATTTCACGTGGACACGTAGTAATAAGATGTGGAAGGTAGGCTGCTTTTATGGCAATGGTGAAGAGCTAATAAAGAAAGCTTATGCTGATAGCGAAGAAAGCGGAAGAGAATACGAACGCGTGGTTAAATACGTGGAGAGCATCCTTGCTGACGAGTTTTAAACAAATAAACTAACAAAATGGAAGTAGAAATCACATCATATATTGAAGATACCGACATTCTTCAGTCTGTTTCAGAATACCAACAATCAAAAGTGCTTGAAAATATATTTGAAGAATGCACTGAAGAGCAACAACAGAGATTTATCAGCAATCTTGATGATTCTTACCTCATAGAAGAATTAGAAGAAAGAGGTTTTACAATAACTAGAAAAACGAACAACAATGGATAACAAAGTATTTGACTTTCACGAAATCAAAACCTTTGCAGATGCTTGTGAGAAGTTGGGCATGAAAGAACACCTACTTACTGGCAGTATGGGTGGAGATAGAGAAACGCAAGGACAAGCGCAAGCATTCTACAAGTTGCTGATTATCCAAAAGGCTATGAATAATGACGTTTGGCGTGATAAGGATGACTTGAGCTATTACCCTTACTGGATACTCTACTCCAAGGAAGAAATGGAGCGCAAGAGTGAGGAAGTGAAGCAGAGAAAGGGTATTAGGCAGCTCCTCTCCTGTGCTGATGCGACTTATACGGAGAGTGCGGGTGTCCGCTGTGCGATTGCGAGTGAACGTGGTGCGCATGCGACTACGAGTTGTGGTTTACCCTTATGCTTCAACAGCGAAGAAGCAGCGCTATACGCAGCCAATCAGTTTGAAGATTTATTCTTCCAGTACTACGGAATTAAAGTAAAAGAATAACCTCAAAACAATATGGAAAAGAAACAACGAATGTTCTATTTCGGAACGAATGGTTGTGCTGGGCATTATGCTCTTCCTATCAATTCAGATTTGCCTGATGTAAAAAGTGACGATTGGGCGCGTTTTGATGGTGCTATGCTTATTTGGATAAGAAAATATGGCACTTATAGCCAAGCAAAATTATTCGGCTCTGAGTGGTCTGTGTATGCAGTTCCTCGGTCGGTTGATGACGCACGCGATGGTTGTCACACTGATTTCCTTTGGGAAGGCACGCATTCTAAAGAGGAAATGGAAGCATATATTAAGCAAGATGCTTTTCTTCGTAGGCAGTTCTGTTTTAAGCTTGAAGCCAACATGGTAAATCGTGGAGACATTGTTCATGCGTCAGATGACACGCTCATCAAAATTCATCACATTGGCGCAGAAGGAGAAGTTTATTACGAGGCCTATGCAGACAATGCTCGTGGACGACTACAAGATGAACCGTACACTTGTCATTACGGATTCATAACAAGTTGCTATCCTGCTACCGAAAAGCAAAAGCGGTGGCTTATGAATTGGTTAGAAAACATAAATGGCTAAGGTCTTACAATAAAAACAAGAAACAATGAATGTAGCAGAAATTTTGAAGAATTGCCCGAAAGGGTTGAAGCTTTATAGCTCTATCCATGGCGAAGTGGAATTGGTTTGCGTTAATGAATATAGTGATAGATACCCTATTTATTGTAAAGCTAAAAATGGAAAAGATGTAACCTTTACAAGCGATGGTAGGATTTTACTCGAATATCCCGATGCGGAATGTGTACTTTTTCCATCAAAAGACCAACGAGATTGGAGCAAGTTTGGAGTGAGTGACCAACAGAAAACCGCGTTGTATCCTTTCGACAAGGTTCTTGTACGTAATAATGATGATGACGAATGGGTGTGCGACATTTTTAGTCACATAGACGAGCTAGCTTTTTACTATTGCGTTGGTACAAGGTGGCAGCAGTGTATTCCCTATGAGGGTAACGAACACTTACTTGGAACAACAAAAAAACCAGAAGAATGACACGAACAACATTTAAGAGAGTACCCTTCAACCTTGAACTTGCAAAGAAAATAACGAACGTGGAGGTTAAAGGGCACATCGTTACGCGAGACGGACGGCAGGCAAGGATTATTTGTTTTGACAGAAAGGAAAATGAAGATATTTTTGACCCGCCCAAAAACATAGTTGCGCTTGTAACAAATAAAGACGGAAGTGAAGGTGTGTTCGCGGTTAGAGATGATGGTATGATTCTTCTTAATGAAGAAACAGACTATGACCTCCTAATCGAAGTCCCTACTTACAACCGCGACTATTCAAACTTTATCCCACAAAAGTGGCAACCTTGTTTGGTGAGAGAATCAATTTATGACCATTGGAAAGTAAGAGTTTGTGCTGATAACAAGCAACAAGTAACATTCTATGATAGTAGTAATTGTTGTAGTGGAGACATTCTGTGGGACTTCAAACTACCACTCTCCAAAATTACCGAACGCTTGATAGGCACTATCAAAAGCTACGAGCAACTGATACAAGAACTTGACGGAAATGGGCAAGATTAAATCATGTGACGGGCAAGGCTGCAAGGAGCGCAAGGCTTGTTTGCGCTTTGCACTGTCGCATACAGAACATGATAAAAGCAACATTCACAAGGGTTGCTATTTCGCAAGGCCGAACGGGCGCGACTGCCCGATAATGATTAAACATAAAACGATATGACAGATGTAAAATTAGTTATAACCAGTTCAAACGAATAAATCATGACGAGACTTTTAGTAGAATATCTGAAAGAACTGTATGCAGTGCTTGACAATGCCATACAGAACTCTGACCATACGGATTTTGAACATTGCTATTGGGCACTTGATGAGTTGTGCTTACACGCCATGCTCTATACGAAAAAATACAGGAGTGTGACCTATATTCCTGACACCATGAAGATGTACGACAGAGATATGAAGTATGTTCGAGGTCTTATGAACAAGGAGGAGGAGGAAGCCTACCTTGACGCTGAGATGAAGCGCGCATACAAGCTTTTTGCTAAGGACAAAGAAGTGGAGGACAAGGTATGACAACGATAATTTCTACTGTTGTTGGGTTCGTTTGTGGTGTGTACATGGCTTACATTGCTGGCAAAAAATATGGCTTCTACGAGGGCCGCAACGAGGCTTACAGAAAAATTGAACAAATAATTGACGATTACATTGAAAATATAAACAAGGCATTTAATGCAAAGAACACTGCAACAGAAGGCGCGTGAGGCTGCCGACCGAATACGCTGTGACGAGTGTGGCGAGCAGCGCACTTGCACGCCACTGATGGCAAAGGCCTGCCTTAAAGGTTTTATTCGCGGCTATGTTGCCGCAAACACAAAAAAGTAAAAGACATGGAATTTTCGTTAGTTGAAAAAAATGTGCCTGACAAACACTATGTTGTTAGTCGCGTAATGCGAGGCACGATGCGATACATGGAGAAGAATATTTGCGCGTTCGTTGATGAATACGAAGCACGAATGTTCATGAACGATTGTGATAAAGGTGTCATCACCAAAAATAGAATAAAATCGCTGGAACGCTCATACAATAAAGACGATAGATATTCGTACAACGGTTGCACGTGGAAACTCTCTAAAATAAATTGACAAACATGAAACTACTGATAGTAATAGCACTAATGTTGTTCGTTTACTGGCTCTGGAAGGACATCAACCGTCATGACGGACCGCCGATTGCGAGCAGCTAATTAGCAACATACCCCACTTACCAACCTCATATTTTATTTACTTCATAAATATAAATGGTTTTGTTTTAGTTGGATTCTTTAATTGCCCGAGGTCGGGTAACACTCGGTCCGTGTCCGAGGTGGGGTACTTATAAGCCCTCTCTGCAACGTCACAATTTAATAACTTAAATACTAAAGGATTGATTTTTAATAGATGCAGTGGTGTCGGCAGCACGTGGTTCGTGGCCACGGAAGGCGCAATTTTAATGAGAAATAATATGACTACAAAACAAGTTATTCATGCTCTGCACCTGCACCAGAAATGGCGCAGAGGGGCAATAAGCGAGATGCCATTAACGGCAAGGGAATATGGTGAAGCCTTGGACGAGGCAATAAGACTGCTTAGACAATATAACAAACAGCAAGACGGGGCAGTGCGGTGAGTGCCTGAGGTTCTCCAAGGGCAGATGCCCGAAATTCTTTTCCAACTCTGTGCGCACCGCGTGTAATGGCTTCACACATAGCAAATCAGTAACTAAAAATACAACACTTCGATAAAGTATAAACATTATGACATTCGACGAATACCAAGAACTTGCAATGACTTTCTGTACAAAGGAGAGTAACAATTTACCATACATGATACTCGGCCTTAACGAGGAAGTAGGAGAACTTACAGGAAAGCTTGCAAAAGCAGTGCGCAAAGGACTGCTAAAGCCTGACCTCACCTTTGACGAGGATAACGTTAATGAAGAACTTTTTGAGCTAATGGACAACATTACAAAGGAAAGTGGTGATGTGCTATGGATGCTCGCTGGGTTACACTCCGTTCTTAACAAACGACTCGAAGCTACTGCGCATCTGAATATCCACAAACTTACAAGCCGCAAAAACAGAGGTGTTATCGTTGGGGAGGGCGACAACAGATGAGCTATAAGAACGAACCAAGGACGAAGCAAGGCCGCGCAAAATACAGAAACAAGGTTGTAAACAACGTTTTCGGACGATTTGACAGCGTAAAAGAGTTTAAACGATACATTTACTTACTTTCGCTTGTAAAGTGCGGTAAAATCAAAAATCTGAAAAGGCAAGTAACGTTTAGATTGTTACCTTCACAATACGAGGACGGAAAACTTAAAGAACGTGCATGTACGTATATTGCAGATTTTATGTATGAACAAGACGGAAAACAAGTCGTTGAAGACACAAAAAGTGCGATAACAAGTAGGCATGCTGCCTACATAATAAAACGAAAATTAATGCTCTATTTATACAAAATTGCAATAAAAGAAGTGTAATGTTTGGATAATCCGCTGGCGAGATAAAAACTTGTCAGCGGATTTTCTAATATTGCAGTAATCCAAAACTACTAAATATGGAAACAAAGCAGATACCATTATCAAAATTACATCTTAACACTGGGCAAATTAAAGATGTACCGAAAAACCCTCGTTTCATTAAAGATGAACGTTTTGCGGCACTTAAAAAGTCAATAGAAGATGACCCCGAAATGCTAAGTCTTCGTGAACTCGTTGCTTATGACAACAACGGAGAACTTGTTGTTATACTCGGCAATATGCGTTATCGCGCTATGAAAGAACTTGGCTACAAAGATGCTCCTGTTAAGGTGTTACCAACTGAAACAGAAGCAAAGAAACTTCGCGCCTATATTCAGAAAGATAACATTGCATTCGGACAAAACGATTGGGACTTGCTCGGCAATGAGTGGGACGTAACCGAACTTGAGGATTTCGGATTGGAATGCGATTTTCTTACAGATAACGAAGACATGACAGATAACGAAGATGAAGGGAAAAATGATGAAATTGAAGATTTTAGTTCAGAACTCACTCCTCAATACAAAATAGAAATATCGTTCGATAATGAAGAAGAACAAGAAAAGATATACAATGAATTAACAGAAAGAGGACTATCATGCCGAATTTTGACATTATAAAAGAGGTTAATCCACCAAAAAGCTTTAGGTGCGAGTACGTAAGAGGTACTTACGATTTAAGTATCGAAAAAATCAAAGAACATTTTAAGGGTAGTATTGATTTTCCGCAAAATTGGCAGATTGGATTGATTGTTGGTAACAGTGGAACAGGAAAGACAACGATTGCAAAGTCTCTTTTCCCAGATGCTTATATCGAGCATTTTGCCTACGATAAAGAATGTTTCCTTGATGATTTCCCAAGGGAAGCAAAAATGCAAGATGTATGTAAAACATTGAATAGTGTTGGCTTTTCTTCACCTCCTTCATGGCTTAAACCTTACGCAGTTTTGAGTAATGGGGAAAAGATGAGATGTGATTTAGCAAGAGCTATTTTGTCGGAAAAAGAATTATTCGTTTTCGATGAATTTACGTCTGTCGTTGACCGAAATGTCGCAAAGATAGGTTCATTAGCTATGCAAAAAGCTATCAGACAATCAGACAATAAAAAGCAATTTATTGCGGTTACTTGCCATTTTGATGTGATTGAATGGTTACAGCCAGATTGGATATTCAACACGAATGATATGACGTTTAGTTTGTCTTCAAAAAAAAAAGACCAAACATCACTTTATCAATATACGAAATACCAACAGCACAAGACAAGCGGAAATATTGGAAAATGTTTAGCAAATATCATTATCTGAGCGACAGCTTTAATATTGCTGCAAAAGTATTTATTTGCTTTGCTAATGATAACCTATGCGGATTTTGCGCGGCATTACCTTTTCCTCACCCTAAAATTAAGAATGTGTACAGAGAACATCGAACTGTTGTATTACCCGATTTTCAAGGTGTTGGTATAGGACACAAATTTTCAAATTGGGTTGCTGAATATTTCATCAAGCATGGAAAAAGATATGTTTCTACAACTTCTAACCCAGCATTGATACATGCAAGATGTAAAGATGCGAAATGGGTGTTGAAAGAAATGCCGAAAAGAAAGAATCAACCTAAAAATGCAAAAGTTTCCAAAATATCGTTCAAATCAAATTCTAGCAACAGAATTACAGCAAGTTTTGAATACATAGGAAATAAACAATAAAACTATGGCTAAAGTAAGTGGTGGAACGCGTAAACTAAAACATGGTAGCCGTGAATATCGTAAAAGGCTGGACGAAATTAAGTCTATGCAAGAAAATGGTAAGTATAGTTCTGTTACGATTGGTACTCATGGTGGTTATCTCGCTATTGAAAAGAGCAATTCACAACATAAGGTAGAAGAAATTGAGGCAGGACAATTTCTTGCAGACAATGGATACAAGGTAATATTAACAAGTGAAGATGGTCACAAAGCTACGGGTGATGGCACTCTATTTAGCATTGGATATGAACAAAGGACACCAACAAAAGGAACGACTCATGGTGTGCTGAAAGCAATAGAACATGCAAGAATTAAAGTAATGAAAGGTGCGAAAGAAGTGAAAATACCTGTTATTTATGATAAGAATAGACTATACAACAAAACAATGATTGATGAAGGTATCAAACTTTACGAGCGTTTAAATAAAATAAGATTTAAAGAAATAATCGTTGTGTCTGCAAATGGAAATGTTCATCGGCATAAACACAACGATTAAAGCAAAGATAGCTTGACCATGCTCAGAGGCTAACTTCTACACAATGTTCCTCACAAACTGGGGTCTTGCGCATGGAATGCTTGTAACACGTTACCCTGCTGAACACACCTGATAATGTACTTATTGTGATACCGCAAAATTACAAACAAAACACGAAACGCACAAACAATGACAAATGAAATTCAATATATCCCAGATAGCCTATTCCCAACAGACAACGATTTTGAGGTGCCTTCTTTGCGCTTAGATATGGCTGCATCAACGTGCGAAATTCCGTTTGTCTGTTTCGGTGAACAAAAGCGAACGTTCAAAATGAATGGCACAGGAACGCTGCATTTCTATACAGACGATTATCGTTTTAACGCGGTTTACGAACACCCAGAGAAAATATTGCAGCACAATCCAGCGCAGATAGTAGAACCCAACTTCTCGCTATTCAATGAAACACCGATTGCGTTCGGAATGCAAGCAATCTATAAGAAACGACTCGTTGCAAGGCAGATGCAGGAGCAAGGTATTCGCGTGTTCGTTGACCTGAATGTCGCTAACAAGTTCTACGCATTCAATTTGCTTGGAGTTCCGAAAGGTTGGAACGCATTCTGTACACGTGGTTATGAGGATAGAGTGAACGCTTTGAACTTTGAATACGAAATAGCTAAGCGCATTGCTGACGGCAATAATCTTACATTCGTTGTGTATGGCGGTGGCGATATTATCAAACAATGGTGCAAAGAGCATGGCGCGGTATACGTTACGCCTATCATCGTTATAAAAAACAAATACAAGTCTATTCAGCGAATGGCACAGAATACTGCCTTATTCAAGGAAAAATGGGATATGGGCAAAGCTATTCCAACGTTGAAGGATTTGCTAAACAAACAAGTTATTGACAATAGAAAACAAATTGATTATGGCTAAAGGTAGCGGAGGTACAAGGAGTGCAAGGACAACGAATAATTCAGTAAAGTCGCAATCATCAAATGCTCCTGTCAGAATGGATTATCATACATACGAAAAGATGGGGCAAACATCTCAAGGACGCAAAGAAGCACATGACATCATGGTCGGAATTGTAAAAGAAAAATTAAATGCGGTTATTGCTTCTGCCCCCGAAGCAAATAAGGGTAAATTAAAACAAATGTTAGATAAGGCTTATGTGGAAATATCAAGTTTAGGAAATCGCGCATTGTTTAGAGATTTCGCTGGTGCAGCATTGGACGAAAAGGCCTTTTTGAAGAATGTAAACTCGGTTACACGAGGAACATACGAAGAACATACTTACTACAGTGTGGAATCTATGTTGCACAGAGATGGTTATAGAACACGTAAACGCAAATAAAGAACGGAAACATGGCAAAGGGTAGCGGAAATACACGAAATCAAAGACGTTCGTCAGAGCATCGTACTGGTCCAGGTTTTACAGAACCAATAAAAGGCCCTACAGAACCATCTTCATCAGCAACTGAAATTCAATACGTATTTACAGACAAAATAACGGGAAATCAGTCTGATGGTTACAAAAATCTTGACGCGGTTAAAACGGCTATAAAAGAAGCTGAAAAAAACGACAAAAAAGCTGGTGTGTACGAAGAAGATAGTTATTACATCGAGCGTATTGAAAACATTAAAGGTCGAGGACGCTCCGAATATTGGCATTTTGGAAAATAAGGTGATTTATGGCTAAAAAGAAATAGATATGCGAAATAAAGGCGAACAAAATCTTATCCCGATGAACAAGCAGCCGCCCGAAGTGCAGAGGGAACTTAGCAGAAAGGGTGGCCGCAATTCAGGAAAATCACGCAGAGAAAAGCGTGCTATGGCTGATGTGTTGCGCATGATGATAGAACAGCCCATACCAGCGAACCAACGCAATGCCGTGCAAGCATTGAAAAAGTTGGGCATAAGTTCTGCAGACGCCACAAATGCAGCATTGATTAACCTGCAACTCGTCAACCTTGCGCTAAGCAGTTCAGTTGACAACAAGACAAAACTTAGAGCGATTGAACTCATACACAGGTTTATTGACGGGCAAAAGGTTGATGTGACAACGAACGGAAAAGATGTCGCGAAAATCCAATCTGACCCATTGCAACTCCACATAGTAACAAGCACAGACGAGTACAAGAAAATCCTTGAAGAAGTAAATAAAGAAAGAAAGCATAAAAATTCAGATTTTGGAGAAATTGAAGATTAGAAATGTATCATGATGTATTCTTTACAAAAAACTTTTTACGCATTCAAGCTGCAAAAGATGTCGGCTTTACAACGGTTTCTCTGCAAGGTTCTTCGCGAAGTTCAAAGAGTTATTCTATCGTGCAATGGCTATGTGTCTGTTGCCATAACATCGTAGGAACGACAGTGTCCATTGTGCGTGCTGGCATGCCATCAATTAAACGCACAATTTATCGTGATTTCAAAACGATAATGCAAGATTTTGGCTGGTGGGATCCTAAAGCGATGAACAAAACCGACTTTATCTATGAGTTTCCCAATGGTTCATGGCTTGAATTCTTTTCAACAGATAATGAACAGAAAGTGCGTGGTTCTAAGCGCCAAATACTTTTCGTAAATGAAGCCAACGAATTAAATTATATAGAGTGGCAGCAGCTACAGATGCGTACAACGGAATTTTCCATCATAGACTATAATCCATCCTTTCCTGACGACCACTGGATTTGTGATGTTAATCGGGAAACACGCACATATTGGTTTATTTCCACATACAAGGATAACCCATTCTTGGAACAAAAGGTTATTGATGAAATCGAAAGCCTTAAAGACAAGAATCCTTCATTGTGGCGCATCTATGGACTTGGTCTGCAAGCAATGGTTGAAGGGTTGATTTTCGAAAATGTAGAAGAAGTTGAGGATATTCCGAGGTGGCATAAGAAGCACCACCGAAGAGGTATGGACTTCGGTTATACAAACGACCCGACAGCGATTGTTGATGTCTATATAGACGGAGATACATTATGGATTGATGAAATCTGTTACCAAACAAAAATGCTCGCGGAAGATATTATCAACACGCACAAAAACGCAAATCGAACGTGCCACGAAGATGTAAAGGTTATATCCGAGTCGGCAGATCCACGTCTAATTGACGAAATATCCAACGCTGGTATTGATATACACCCTGTAAGAAAATTTTCTGGCTCAATCATGGCTGGTATTAACAAGATGCAAGAACTCAAAATGAAGGTAACGAAACGAAGTGTAAACGTTTTAAAAGAGTTCAGAAATTATACCTACAGACAAAACAAAGAAGGTAAATGGCTAAATGAACCCATTGATGCGTACAACCACGCAATAGACGCCATTCGTTATGTTGTACTTGAAGAGATACTTGGACAGAATAGCAACGGCCTTGAAGCGGACGAATTTTTAGCAATCATGTAACACATAAATTAGAAAGCACTAAATGAAAAGCATAGAAGAAATCATGGCTATCGGAAATCCGATGACCATATACACACTACTTACATCGTATAAAAAACCCTTTCACAAAACGATAGAACAAACAGAAAGCGAATATAACCCTATGAAACATAAGGTTATGGATACGCAATACAGAAAGAAAAAAGCTATAAAGGTTAAAACTAATAAGGTTGACAATGACGGTTCGCCATTATACAAGACTAAATACGTTGACCGTTGCCGTATTGCAGTTCCAGCACAAAGATTACTCTGCGAACGCGATGTCGGTTTTCTGTTGTCTAATAACGTTAAATACAACATAAAAGGCGAAGTAGATAATAAGGCGCAAGAATTATACAACAGAACAATTGAAATCTTCAACGAGAACAAAATTGATTATTTCGATAAAAAGTTGGCTCGTGACCTTTTCCGTTGTTGTGAATGTGCTGAGTTGTGGTATATTGTTCCTTCACAAGACGAAACACAACAAAATGAAATCCGCGTAATGTTGCTTTCTCCGCTTCGTGGTGATGTGCTTTATCCACATTTCGATGATTACAATCGTATGGACGGATTTGCGCGCAAATACGTTATTAAAGACGAGTTAGGACAAACAACCATACATTTCGATGTTTATACGAATACGATGCTCTATAAGTATTCTAACGCTGATTCAACCATGCAGCTCATGAGCGCAAAGCCACATGGATTTACAAAAATACCTATTGTATACTATCGCCAAGAAGAAACAGAATGGGAATGTGTGCAACCTGTTATTGAACGACTTGAAGAATTACTCTCAAATTGGGGTGATGTAAATGATTATTTTGGCGCGCCTACTTATTTCTTCAAAGGTAAGATGAAAGGTTTTGCGGAAAAGGGTGAAGTCGGCCGTATTTACCAAGGTGAAGGAAGTGATACAGACATGAAGGTCGTATCGTGGAACTCAGCACCTGAAAGTATGCGGCAAGAAATGGCAAACCTTACAAACATCATCTTTTCGTATTCGCAGACACCCGATATTTCGTTTGAGAATATGAAAACGCTTGGTAATAATACAAGTGGTGCTGCCATTCGCTTAATGTTTACTGACCCACACTTAAAAGCCGAAACGAAAGAAGAATTGTTTGGCGAAATGTTCACACGAAGATTTAACGTTGTTAAGAATGGCATTGCTGCGAGTGTTTTTGCCACTCCTCAACGCATTGCCGATTCATTAAGGGTAACACCTATCTTTTCTCCATACATTCCGAAGAATGAAATGGAAATGTTGCAGTTAATCAATCTTTCCACGCAAGGCAAGGCTACCATGTCACAAGAAGAAGGCATCGAAGAAAATCCAATGGTACGTAATGCTGAACGCACAAAAGCACTCTTAAAGAAAGAAAATGAAGAAGCCGCCAAAATGAACCTATTTGCCACGGCAACAAGCAATGAACCAAATGAAGAATAAGAATGAACATTAAGAATATCATTCAACTTCTGTTGCAAAGTTCTTCTGATTTCAACAAGTTGCATGACTATGTTATTACAGAGTTGAGCAAGGCGGTAAATAAGTCTGTCAACGAAGCCAACCCAGAAGAACTTTTTAAAATTGCGAAAACTTGCACCCCAACCGAAAAGGATAGGGTGCAAGCCCTTTTAGATGCGTATAATAACGCGGTTTTATCGCTTATAAAGCAAGGAATAACAAAAGCCGTGTTATTCTCCACTAATACGCAACAAAACGCGCTGAGCGCGTTTACTCGCTTTGAAGGTAAGGAAGTGGACGCTTGGCGAAAAGAAACGGCACGAGCTTTTATTGAAAGCCGTATGAAGCGTGACAACGGACTTAATCTTTCTGACCGCGTATGGAATTATACACAACAAACAAAATCTGAATTTGAAGTTGCAGTTTCGCAAGTGTTAGAAAATGGCATCGGCAAAGGCATATCGGCAGAAAGTCTTGGCCGACAGGTAAGGCAATATCTTAATAATCCAGACATGATGTATCGTAGGTATCATCGCAAGCAGCTCATGTCTGACGGTACGAAAAAGGATATTGTAGAATGGCGCAGAAGAGTAATTGATAAAGAAGGCAAGGTGCGTTTCATTAAAGAGGATCTTGCAAAGGTTGGCACTGGTGTGTATCGCTCCGCACGTCAAAATGCTTTGCGCCTTACAATAACTGAAACAAACATGGCTTACAACTATTCCAACTGCAAACGTTGGGAGAGTGAGCCTTTTGTGTTAGGCATTCGCATTCGTTTGTCTGCAAATCACCCAGAAGAGGATATTTGTGATGAATTGGCTGGCGATTACCCGAAAACGTTCATGTGGCGCGGTTGGCATCCTCGCTGCATGTGTTCAGTGTCTCCTATTCTAATGGACAGAAAAAGTGATGAGTGGAAGAAACTTCGCAAAATGCCTAAAGAAGAATACGAAGCTTATCAATCTCCTAATCTTGTACAAAACGTGCCAGATAAGTTCTCTAAATGGTGCGAGCGTAATGCTAAGAAATTGGACTTGGCGCGCAAGAACGGAAAGCTGCCTTACTTCGTGAGGGATAATATAAAGGCTGTCGGAAAGTTCGTAGGCTGGAATGAGGATTCCATTCTGGCAAAAGAGATAACTGAAGTATGCAAGATGGCGCGCGCATCTGGCAAAGAAGTTCAAAGTACAGCGGAATCTATTGCTCAAAAGTACGGAGCTAAATGTACACCGATAAACTTTAAGAGCGAGGAATCTATAAGGAGAAAAGTCCTCTTGGAAAGACAAGAAATTCCTATGTTTTCGCCAAAGAATTTGAAAGATACAGTACGAACAACAATAGTTGCTGACAATAAGGATATTGATTTTATAATCAGCGACTTGGTTAAACATAAATCTTTTGTTCGACTAAAGGAACAGAAAACATCATTAGGCTATGTTGGTAATATAGTCAATCTAATAACAAATAATGGTCTTATAGCAGAGATTCAAGTAATCACGCCTTATATGATTTATGCTAAAGAGCCTCCCAAAATTGCAAAGCAAATTTTGGGAGAAAGTATGTGGAATAAGATAATGCAAAAAACAAAATTAGAAGGTGGACTCGGGCATAAATTCTATGAACAATGGAGATTGTTAAATCCGAAAAGTAAAGAAGCTATCGAAATAGCAAAGAAAAGTGTTGAATACTATGGACACTTTAGGACTTAACTAATTTACGATATTTACCAGTACGCGGATTCCAATCCCAAGTTATACCGAAATTGTCATACTCTTCTTTTGTGATTGGTTCAAGAAAATTCTCCATACTGAAACTTGGAATACCCCATGCTTCTCTTTCATCTTTACCAGCCTTACGTTCTATAAGGTATTCAATATGTTTTATATAACGTTGGCCATTGTCATCTTCACGTACAACGGCATCAGCTTCATAATTTGAAAAATATTTCATACAGAAAAAATAAATAAAAGATACCCATGGTCAGCCACTCGCATCCCACTGTCTTGTTTCATACACCATTCCGTCAAAGGAAAAGCCTTGTCCGCTGTTAGGTATCTTGTTATGTTAATGCAAAGTTATAAATTAAAGTTATATGTATAAGTTTCACGCATCAATTTTCCAAAGATATTGAATATCCCCACCGCCTAAAGTAAGCGTCACGTCAGGCTCGGTTATCAAGACACATTTCTTGAAAGAGAAATAATACAGCGACCTTGGCTTTAGCTCGCAACTGATTATCTTCAATTCGCATGATGACTTCATGAATGATGCCCCCGTGACTAAATTGAATCGAAGCAGGTCTTTCAGAAAATCTTTTGCTTTCATGTCGTTAATCTATAAAGTCATTGAATGTTGTTACTTCTGTTCCACCATCATAGAAAGGCTTCTTGTCGCAAATATAGCCTTTCCACGAACCATATTCGTAGATACGAAACATGTGGTATCCAGCATTACGAAGAGCCTTAAAGGCTGCTTTCATTTCCTCTCCATTAAATCGGATATTAACGTCACTGTCAAGTGCTGCATAGCCACCAAATCCGTAGGCCTTACCACTTCGTTTAGAAACCATAACGTATAGAGTCTTGCCCCTGTACGCGCTTTGTCTTTCTGGGTGAAATATGCGCCAGACGCAAGTGCTGAGAAACGCATCACAAATGTATTGTACAACTTCTTGGCGCACTTCTGTTGGCTGTACGTAATCGTTCTTGGGTATGTTTACTGTTATTTCCATGATGTTGTTTTTATTTTTAAATCGTGTGATTGTTTTTGCATTTTCTTCTTTCATGGCTCGCGAGTGGGTGTTTTCCACTCGCGAGTTTGATATATTTAGATTGCGTATTGTTCTTCAAGGAACTTAACCATTGCTCTATTCTGTGGCAGCATGTCAGGTATATTCATGCTGTCGGCCTTATAAAGCTCTGTTGCAGCGTTATACACGTCCCACACGGTCGTTTTATTGGTGTTGTGGTAATTAATAAGCAACAACTCAGTAAAGCGCGAAATTTGCGCCTGATTGAGCGGATAAACGACTGGCTCTTTGATAGCCTTGTTCAATGTGTCGCACTTTACTCGGATAGTTGTAAGCATGCCAATCAGCGTGAATACTTGCTCGGCTGTAAGTTCTATGTTCTTCATGCGTTCAATGCGCTCTCTGTCGCTTACAATGATGTGGCGTGCATCAACGAGCCAAGACTTGATAACATCAAGGACATCTTGAATCGTTACCTTATCACCTCGTCCAGCACCTTTCTCGGCATACGTTGATATGTAGTTGCTCGCATTGAGCATGCATTGATTGTGGCATATCTTAACCATGTTCCCAAATCCAGCTTGAATGCCTTTTTGGTGGAAAGCAATAGCGATGTTTGTAGTGTTTTCGCTGTCATCAAAATCGCTTATTCTGATGTTTGCGAAAACGCGTCTCAAAATGTGTGCTTCTACTGCCTTATCTCCGTACTGAGCTTCTACCTGCGGAAGTAGCACAACACCAGGCTGAGCGCGGTCTTTGTTCTGTGCAGCAAATAAGTCGTACACTTCAACATTGAAGTGCTGCTCGTTGCACATGTTAATTACTTCGTTGAGCAACTGGAAGTGATAGATGCCTTTCAACGGATTGTTGTATACATCGTTTTCCTTGTGCGTGCGTTGTAATTGTTCCAGCGTAATGGTTTGTACTTTCGCTTTTTCGAAGTCAAAAAACTTATTATCCATTGTGTTATATATTTTAGAGTTGTTATTGTCAGATTAAAATTGCGCTTAACGTTATCGCCCAACGAATTGTGATAGCAAAGTGCGAGGTGTACGTTTCGCTCCCAACTGGGATAAGTCTGACTTTGCACTCGTGCAACTATTCAGAGGTATCTCCTTTTCTAAGCATCTTAACGTTTAGCTTCAACGTTTGGCTTATTTATTGTTTACGCCAAACAAGAACGTTTCATGGCTATCCAAACACAGCTCGCCACAAATGAGCCGATTTTTTTGTCAGGTGTTTTTTTCACCCCACGGCATGCCTGACCGCCCGCTGTTGTATACGGTTTTTCTCTACAATGGTGCTTGGATTGCACCTACGGCTTTTTAGTTGTATTGCTCAACCCTCGTAACGATAAGGTACGGTATACGTTTTCTCGGTTTGTAACGTGTTATCTCACGACTGGTTAACACCACAGTTTTCGGATTTACTCTTGTCTGAGGTTTACTTTCTGCTTTTTTGAAGGGAAAGCGCAAAGAAATTCTAAGAATCGCCCGTACCCTATTCAAACGTTTGTTTTGTAGGTGTGAGGGGAATCGAACCCCTCACGCTGCCTTTCAGCTCACCTTATTCTATTGGTCGTTTTGCATCTTCGAGGTAATCGTAAGCCTCATTTATTTTGTCCGCGGCATCGTCCAAGTATTCCATACGAGCAAGGATTTTGTCACTCCTCTCATTGTCCGTTTCTTGTTCCGTCTCATCTTGGTCAACGTCTTTCAGTGTTTCAATTCTCTGCAGAACATAGTTAAGTTCGTTAAGAATGTCGTTAATGAACTCTCTTCTTTCGATTGTTCCCATTTTGAATAAATTTAAATCGTTTTTGTAACGCGTTTTGTAACAAGTTTAGCAACTTGTTTTAAAACACATTGCAAAAATACAAAGCGAATTGATATAGTACAACATAAATCCAAAGAAAGTTTGGATATAATTGTATTTTTAATATTCATTAATATGTAATGTAATCCTACATCTCGCAAAATCGTAGATATATTTATATTTGTCACATAAAATTGTACGTTAATTATGAATACAAGATTAGAACTTCTATACAAGTCAACTCAAGCGGAAAAGAATGTTTGTCGCGTTTTGGATAATCTCGGTATTGATTATATTCGTCAATACAAGATAAAAACACCGTGTAAAACCTACTATATAGATGTTTTTATTCCGTATTTGCGGCTTGCAATCGAAGTAGACGGTAAATACCATTATACAGACAAGCAAAAGCGATTAGACGCGAACAGAAGCGCATGCATACGCAAGCAAGGAATATCAATTTATAGGATAAGTAATAGGGATGCTGCCTACCCTAAAAAGGTCATTCAATTAATTAAACGATATAAAAAGGCGCAAAAACGCTGATTTTTCGCTTTTTGATTTTGAGATGCAAAATGCGAATGAATAAATTTGTTTCAAACAAATTTTTATTTCATGAAGAAAAAGCTAATCAATTTGTTGAAAACCTCATATTCTGATAAGGGTTTCAACGCAACCGAACTTGAGGGTATTGCCGACTTACTTATTACGAGCAACAACCTCAAAGATGAATCAACGGACGAAGAATTAAGTAACGCTGTTAGCGGTGCATCATCGTACGTTAATCTATTGCAAAAGGTTGGTAATCGTTATGCTTCACAAGTAGAAAGCAAGTATCAGGGTTACGTAAAGCCAGAACCGCCAGAACCTCCCAAAAAACCAATTGAAGAGCCAGCTACGCTAACCAAAGAACAAGTTGCTGAAATGCTAAGAACAGGTATCGAAGATGCGCTAAAGCCTTATAAAGAAGCAGAGACACAAAAGCGCCTTGATAGCGTTTTACGTTCACAAGACAAGTTAAAAAGCATTCCAGAAAAATTTGTTTCGCGATACAAACTTGATAAAGAAGAAAACGCTGAAACATTAGCAACTCAGATTGAACAAGAGTACGCAGAAGAACGCAAAGCTATTCTTGAATCAATGGGCATTGCTGATATTCCTAACACTGGTATAGGAGGAACAGGTTCAGAGGACGATTTTGCCGCGAAAATGAAAAAAGCGCAACAAGCTCTTGCACCAAAAGAATAAACTTTGCATAGGCGCACTTATTATTAACACATATAAGAAAACACGAAAAAACGATGATGTACAAAGAAACAAAGCCTTCAAACATTCAAGAAGGTGTATGGGACGAAAAATCATGCGTTCGCAGACAATGTGGTTTCGTTGTAAATCAAGACAAGTTGCCGAAAGACTTAAAGTGGCTACCTAAGGGAGCGCCACTCGCATACGATGAAGCAACGGATAAAGTAAATGTTTGCAAAACTGCAAAGGTTTATGAAAACGCAGCTAAATCGGCCGTATCGGTAAAGGTTTACAAAGGACACCTATTGCAAGTGAATGACACTATCGGTGGGTCAACTATTTCAGCAATTGATACTTCAAACGCAAATTTCGACACATTGACTGTTCCCGCGTTAGCTGAGAAGGTTGACAAAGATACAGTTCTTGATGACGGTAATGCTGCAAAAGTTGTAGGCTTGAATTACGCGACAATTGAGCTTGATGGTCAACAGAGCTGCACTCCTACTTTGCAAGCATACGAAATCGAAGAAGGTACATTGCCATATCCATTGAACAATGCAATCAAGACAGCATTAACATGCCGCCACGCATTCAAACTTTAATCGTCTAACCACATAAAAAACAATTACCGAAAATGGATTCACTTATTAAAGAATTGGAAAAGCCGAAGAATTTCGATGCTTTTATCCAAGAACAAATGAAGAACTCCACTTATAAGGCAGAGTGGAAAGACGAAATCAAGAGCGTTGAATATAGTGCAGGCAAGGTTTATCAAGCCTATTTAGCAGAATACGCAGCTGCTATGGTCGGTTCAGTAGTAGACAAGAATGCTGAAAAGCCAACACACCAAATGCCAACCGCTAAAGAGTTAGTCGGTTCATTGAGCCGCATGGCAGACGAGTGGCAAATGGATAATGATAGACTTGCGCAGTATTATTACCTTGAAGGCCGTTATCGCGATAAGCCAGCAACCTTATCAGCGGAGCAGCGTACAATCGAATATGCAAAGCTGGTTAAGTATCTATTTGACCCATTTGAGAAGGCCGTTATCGCTCCACAGAAGCGTATTGATATGCTTTACTTCGAAGGCTTATTCAATGGAACGCAGACTGTTGATAAGACCAATAACAAGAAGTCAGCAGTATCATTTACATACAACCTTGGTGTAAAGAAGTTCAAAGCAAAGGTGGCAGCATGGGGGAATGAAACATCAACTCCTATTGATGATATTCAAGAAGTTGTAGATTATCTCGGCGCAAAGGGTAAAACCGTGCTTAAGATGCGAATGAGCATTCGCACGTTCAGAAAGATGTGTAAAAGCAAGCAGATACGCGATACTTTCAAGTTGAAACTTGGCAAGGTTGATGTAATTCAGTCACGCGTTTCTTACAACGAAGTAAACGAATATCTATCAAGCATTCTTTTGCCTAACATCGCTATCGAAAAGGAACGTTATTGCACCTTACAAGACGGTACAAGCGTCAACATGACAAAAGATGACCGTGTTGTATTCCAATGTGCAGAAACTGTAGCCGTATTGAAGGCTTCTGACCCATTGGAAATGCTTGACCCGATACCGAACAAATCTTATTCAACGTATGACGATAACCTCGTTGGTTTCTGGCGAAGCGACAAGGGTCGTTTTATTGACTATGAAATGTGGGCAAACCCTGTCTTTACAGGCAAGGAAGATTACGTAATTCTTGAAACTGATAAAACTGCATAGACATGACAAACATTGAAGCCGTTGCGGCAACTATAGAACCTTATAGCGTATCAGACGAAGCCATTCAAAAAGCGTTGATAGACGCGAGTGCTAAATTTGAATGCCCTTCCGATGCTGAATATTCATTGTCAGCAAAGAAAGGTGTTGCTCTGGCTTCAATGTTATGTTTATCTCGTCTTCGCGTTTTAGCCGCTGAAAATATTGGTGGAATATCACAAAGCTACAATGTAACGAAACTTGATAAGGCTATTAAAGCCATTGCGAAAGACGCTGGCATTTCAGCCGATTTGGTTGATGCTGACGATGAAGATGTAGTAACTTGTATATCAATTTAAACCATGAACCTCAGCGATAAAATACAACTTATACAAATAACCATTACCGAAGATGAACGATTAAATCCTATCGAAACAAGAACAATCGTTAATCTCGGCAAATGCGCTATCGTTCAAAATTCATCTGCTGCAAAGGTGAAATCAAATGATGGCAAAGATTACATTTATTCTTATGTCGTTTATTTGCGTAAACCAAAACGAATTGACTATATCCCCAAAGAAAACGATATTATTCGAATAACCAAAAAAGACGGGACGATAGATAAAGAATGTCGTGTCGTTGGATTTGTTACCTTGAAAAATTGGCTAAAGATATGGGTATAGAAGCATTCGGTTTCGATGAAATATTGAATAAGTTGCAAAGCCAACAATCACAAGAACCACAACTTGATGAACGCGTATTGCGTGAGTTAAGTATTCTTGCCGAAGATTTATGTAAAGATGCGCGTGATAGATATAAGTCTCGTGATAGTGGAGGTTACGATGACCATACACGCAATTTACGCGGTAGCATAGGTTTTAGAATATCATTCAACGGGGAAACAGTTGCAAAAGGTGGTTTGGACGGCAGAGGAAGCGAAAAAGGCGAAGATGCAGCAAATTTGGCATTAGAAAGTTTTCCGCAAAGTAATTCTTTATGGGAAATCGTTATTGTTGCTGGAATGGAATACGCAAGATTTGTGGAAGCTAAAGGACACAACGTGATAACATTTCTACAGCAAGAATTAACAGATGCGGTTAACGAAGTAAAAGAAATGATTAAGAATAATGAATTATGAATGGATTAAAGGTAGTTGAAGCATTGGCGGTTTATCTAAGAAAACATCTTGATTGTAAGGTGTTCAAGTTTGCGAAAACTGCAAACTATAAAGGTAAGCCTTATGTATGCATCAACTATCTTGCAATTCAATATGGCAAATGGGTAAATTCATGTATCGTAAACGTGAATGTTCATCAGCCAAACATGAGTAATGGGCAACCTGATACGATAGAGCTTTGCAACCTATCAGAGCAAATATCGCAATTAATCCCAAAAACGAATAACCAAACAGAAGATGATGCGCAAGAACTAAATCTTGAAGGTATTCGTTACGAGTTCGATAGCGATAGTAATTGTATGGAAGATGCCGATAATACATATTTCATTAATCTTAGAATTAAAGCAACTTTTTAAAAAGAAATACAATGGCAAACAAAACAGGCGCATGGGGTATTGAGAGTGTGAAATTTGCTACTCTTGTAAGTGACCCAACTGTTGCAGGTGGTAAAGTTGGAGAAAAGACGCTACAGGCAAAAAGTGCATTTCCAACTGAATGGACGGCTTTTGTCATGAAGGCAATCGTTAAGGATTCACTATCATTCAACGACAACGCTCCCTCAACAAACAATATCGAAATTGAAGACAGTGACAATTATTACGCAACACTTCAAAGTGACGCGGGTACTGAAGGCTTTACCATTCAGACTTACGACATGAGTGAAGAGGCAGCAACATTCTTTTTCGGTTACAAAAAGAATAGCGAAACAGGCTATGTTGAAGAAGATGTAGACTTCAAGTTGCAAAATCAAGCAATTCAGATTGTAACAAAGAAGACATCTGAATTTCCCTCTCGTACTTTCGAGTGGGCAAACATGAAGCTTGTTGTTACGAAGTCTGGTACAATCGGCAAGAGCGGTTTCCCAAACATCAACATTGAATGTACGAAGCAAGCCGTTTTTGACGCTGTAACAGGCAAAGAAATGCCTTCAACGCGTTGGAAGTAATAGTTTTTAGTTAATATAGGATTAGTCCATGAGCGGCATATACGGTTTAGCCGTTGTATGCCGCTCTATTTTTTTTAATATGGAAGAAAAGAAAAGTACATCAGAAGTTATTAACGAGAAAGCCACATGGTGCTTATTCGGGTGGCTACCTTTTCGATTAAAACCTCTAACCTTATCTCAGATTTGGGAAATTGGGGAATTGGTACAAAAGTGTGATAAATTAGATTTGCAAGGCGAATTTTATGCAATAGAACGAATGCTCGCAGCCCATGGCGACTTAAAGCATTTACAAAACATTGTCGTAAAAGCGGTTTTTCGTAGCTCTATAGCGCGTTTTTTATTCGGTTGGTACATTCGTAAGCATACAACAATGAAAGTCTATAAACGCGTTATTTCATTTTGCGCAAAATCTTTCGATGCTCCCTTTTTTTTTCAGTCTTTGACTTTCCTAAGAGGTGCGAAGAAAGTGACGATGAATACTCACGAAGCACAAGTCCGTGGGGGTTTATCGGAGGAATAATGAAATACTTTCGCATGAGTTACGATGAAGTCGTATTCAAACGAAGTTACATTAACCTCTTACTTCTTAATGCTGCGATACCAGGAATTAAGCCTTTTGACGAAAACGAAAACGACACAAGCAATACAAATACGAACGAAAACAAAAATAAGCCTTACACGTTAGATGATAACGGTAACGGATTTTTAACAAGTTTAATGTAATACGATATGGACGATATTTTAGGAATTAGAGCAACGATAGATGCATCAGAAGTTCAGCAAGGTGCAAATGAGTTCGTGCAACAAATCACGAACATGAAGCAACAGACCGATACAGTTGTCCTCGCCCTGAATAATAGTATTAGTAGCGTATTACAACAAGTGTCTGAATTTGGACGAACTGCAAATGGAATGTCATTGTCTGAATTAAGCAATAGTTTGAGCGAGGCAAAAGCAAACTTTGTATCTTTAAGCGAAGATATTGCAAAACAAAGGCAGATTATATCTGATACTACATTCGAATTGCGAGATTTGCAGCAATCATACGCAGATGCGAAGTCTGAGGGTAAGAATATGGTTGCGCAAGATTTGCTACAACAAATAAAGACACATAAGCAAGGCATTCTAGGTGAACGTAGAGAATTAGAAAATTTAGTAAATTCTCAAAAACAAGCAAAAGAAAGCATTCAGCAGTTATCACAAGCATACCAAGAAGCAAAAAATTCAAACCCTTCTTTTGAAAAAGTAACACAAGGCGCGCAGACAGCAGAAGAACGAGTGAAGGCATTAAAAGACTCTTTTGATGCCTTCCAAGCGAGTGTTACATTATCTCAGCAAGGCATTAATGAGTTAGGCGCACAAGGCTCACAAGCGCAAACACAAGGCGATGAAGGACAAGCAACAATAACAAAAACAATCGAAACTCGCTACACTAATGAAGGTGCGGAAGAAACTGCCGAAAAGACACAACTTGTAAAAGACAAGATTGATGAAGTTTCGACATCGTATGCTCGTAGCCTTGCAGCATCACAAACGGCATTCAATGAGCAAAAAAACCTTATTGGAAGTTTGGAAGGACAAATTGCAAACTTGCAGCAAGTAATGATGCAAGCAACAAAGGCTGGCGATATGGATTCGGCTACACAAGCCGCAAAACAGATACAAGTCCTTGAAGGACAACTAACAAACGCAAAATCAAAGTTAGAAGAATTTCAAAAAAGCGCAGAAGATGCACAAAAAAAGCTAACTGATTTTGCGAACAAAACCCCCGAAATAGAACAACGATTGGAAAATCAAAGCACTGCATGGGGAAGACTGAAAGACCGCTTTTCAATGTTCGGTGATAGGTTTGGCAATTGGCTGAGAGGTGATGCTGATAAAGGCAAACAAGCTATATCGCAATTTACAGATATTATAGACGGAATGGGTCTTCCACTCACTAAATCCATAAAAGGTTTTAGTGCTATGACTAAATCTGCGATTGGATTTATTGCAACACCATTGGGCGCGGTATTAGCAGCAATCGTCTTTGTCTTAAAAAGCGTGTATACGTATCTTAACAAGAGTGCTGAAGGACAAAAAATACTTGCTAAAGTTTCAGCGTTCTTGGGAAGTATTATGCAATCTGTTACAGATATTGTTATTGCATTCGGTAAGTACTTCTTTAAGGTATTTACTGGAGCAAACACTATAACCAACGAGTTCACAACAAATTTTGTAAACACATTTAAAAGTGCATTCAGTGCAGTAAAAAATCTTACAGTCGGTTTTGGTACTATTTTTAAGGGTGTATGGCAAATCATAAAAGGTGAAATTAAAGAAGGCTGGACATCTATAACAAGTGGTATATCGCAGATGGGGACAGGTGTTAAAGATAGTATTTCTTCTATAACGAATACCATAAAAACACAGATTTCAGCCGCAAAATTAGGTGCTAAAATAATCTATGGACTTTTTTCTGATAAAGAATTATCGAAAGATCTATCAAATGCTTTTGGCAATATAGGTAAAAATGCAATGGCTGCAGCCGAAGGTGCAACTGAAAATTTGAAATTGTCAAAAGAAGCCGATGAAGCGAAAGAGCGCGGTCTACAGATTGACACCAAGGTTAATGATTTAAAGAATAAAGCACGTCAAACAACTGGAAAAGAAAAAGATGATTTGCTTAAACAAGCTAAGATACTGCAACAACAGAAATACTATGGCCGTGATATTTTAGACCAAAAGACAGGGCAAATAAAGCACGAGAATGGTATATATGATGTACAGAGAAAGCAATACGATAATCTTAAAAGGATTAACGGATTACACGTTAGAAATCTTTCGGCCTTGAAGGCTGAAAGACAAGCGCGTATGGGACTTGCACAAACACAAGCACAAAGTATTGCATCAATGAGTATGCTTGTACGCATGGAAGCAGCAAATTTGCGTTCGATGAAAGCTGCTGAAAAATCAGCGGCTAAAAAAGCAGCTGCAGACGCAAAAAGAAAAGTGAAGCAAGATAATAAGATTTCATCAGCAGAGCAAAAAGTTTACGATACTTACGATACTAACAATCAAGAAAGAACAAATGCCGCGGTTAGCGTAGAAGAAAAAATCATAAAGGCTAAAATTGCGGCAATGCGTGATGGCTATGCTCGTACTCGTGCTGAAAGAGAAGAACAAAACGAAGATGAACTGCGACAAATCGAAAAACAAAGAGAAGCAGCGATAAAGGCCGAAAAGAAGCGTCAACGTTCCGAATTTGATGCAATACAAGCTCTTGTTAAGAGTAAGGGCGGCAAGGCTCAAAAATGGGACGAAAATACAATGGTTGATAGCAAAGCGATTGATGATATAAACAGTCGTTTTGACCAATTATCAATCTTTACTTCTCAAAAGCAACAACGCACAGACCGCGATGAATTATCAAATGAATACGACAAGCAAGCAGCCGAAAAAGGTAACAGAATAAACAAATTACTAAACGATATTGAGCGCATTGATGAACTAATAAAGAAATCTGACAATGAAGCCGATAAGGCTGAATTAAATAAGTTGAAGAGTCGTGTTCAAGCGCAACTTGATTGGGTTAGACAATCAAAAGATGCATGGAATGATTATGTGCAAAAATATGGCTCATTCCAAGAAAAGGTTGCTGCAATCAATGAAAAATTTGAGCATGATACTATCAATTTATCTGATGAAGACCCACTTAAAATGCGTCTTGAACGCGAGCGTGATGCAGCAATTCAGACATTAGAAGCAGCTGAGAAATTAAAAGCATTTGATTGGATGAGTGCTTTTGGTAATCTTAGCAAATTAAGTAGTGATACACTTGAACGCGTAAAAGAACAATTAAAAGAAATCCTTGACACTGATAATACACTCAGCGTAAGTGATAAATCTAAATTAGTTGATAAATATACCAAAGTTCAAGAACAACTTGATAAGAATAAAACATCTTGGGTAGGTGGTGCAGTTGGAACGTTATGGAATAATAATCTTGAGAAAAAAAGATTAAGACAAAATCACGAAGAGAAAAAAGGAATATATGATGACGCTGTTTTAAAGAACGAAGAAGCGCAACACAACAAAAAAATAGCAGACGAAAACCTTGATAATCGAAGAACGAACCTGAATGACTATCTTAAATTGCAAGGTAGTAAGATGAAAGCGGACGATTTGAAAGGAATGGACGAACAACAAGCCTTGCAAGTCCTGCAGCAAAGCGGTGTTGATACTTCTAAGTTCGGAGATAGCTTTGGTTCTTTATTTAAAGGATTTACGGGGGCAAGTGATGCTGCTGCACAAGCATCAGCACAAGCAAGTCAAGCAGCCAGTGCAATGCAAAATGCTGGACAAGGGTTGCAAGGAGCTGAAGCTGAAATGGGCAAAAGTGCCGTTCCGACAGATGCTATTATTAAGGGTGTAAATCAGAATGTACAATCTCTTAATGAATTAACGAAGAAATATATAGGCAGCAACACGCAATTTGCGAAAGGCATGGAAAAATTTGCAGAAAGTTCGCAAGAAGCTACAGCTGCATTCGATTCACTTAAAAGTGGCGATTTCTTTGGCGTAATCTTACATCTTAGTAATGCTTTTGAATCTCTTGCGCAAAGTATTGGTGGTTTCTTTGGATATGATAATGGTATTGCTGCATGGGAGAAAGAAGTTGACCATTACAATAGACTTTCTGGTATATGGGACGACCTTATCAGCAAGAAGAGCGAATATGTTAACATGTCGTTTGGTAATGCTGCGGTTAAAGCTATAGAACAAGTTGAAAGCCTATACAAATCGGAAGAAACGAGTGCTAAAAAATTGATGCAAACATACCTTAAAATCCGCGAGATTGGCCATCATTCCAATAGCTATAAAAATAACAAAGCAATAAGAAAGGCTGGAGGTTATGATGAATGGTCTCGTTTGGCAGGTGTGAGCATAACGCAAGCAAAGGATTTTTACTTAAGAGATTATTCGTACGAAGAATTGCTTGCTCTTAAAGGCGCAAAAAATGGCGAGTTTTGGGGGAGCATGGATAAAGATATGCAAAGCTATCTTGAAACATTGCTTGAATGCAAAAAGAACACGGAAGATTTCCAACAAACGACACTTGAAAAGTTGACAGGTATAAAGTTTGATGATATGTACCAAAACTTTATGTCAGCATTAAGTGATATGAGCAAAGGCGCAGATGATTTCGTTAGTGACTTTAAAAATAATATGCTAAAAGCACTAATCGAAAATCAAATGGGCGATGAAGTTAAGAAATGGACTGAAGATTTCGTTAATCGCTATCAAGCAGCCGTTAAATCTGACGGTGGAAAGATTAGTGAAACACACGCACAGCAATTCAGACAAGAAATATCAGAAGCAAGCAATAATTTTTTCCATAAGCGTCAAGATTTAGCAAATTCTATCGGACAAGGAAACGCGGCAAGTAGCGGAGAACAGAAAAAAGGCTTTGCTACTGCAAGTGAAGAAAGTATTGAGGAACTCAGCGGACGTGCATTAGCACAGACGGAAGCTCTATACAGCATTCATGAACAACAACTATTAGATACAGCAAAACTTGACAATGTAAACAATTCAATGTTAATGCTTATCAGTATCGAAACGCAAAGAAACAATTGGTACGATGAATCAATTAATATTCAGAAGACCTCGGTTACTCATCTTGCTAACATTGAGAAGAATACGAATGAGTTGTTTGTTATTAGCGAACGCTTGCAAAAGATAGAAAAGAACACGAGAAATATATAAAAACAATGGTAGGACAGGCAACAATAAATAATAACGATTTATTTCTGTGCTATGGAGCAAGTCTTGTAAAAGGAGCGTATAAAACGCTCTTGCAAGGCCTGCAAGCAAAGGAAATAGTTAAGAACACAAGTAGGATTGAACATGGCGATAGAGTTGTTATAACAGAAGATTATCCAATAAAGATTGCATCTCGCGAATTGTCTTTATCCTTCGTAATTGAGGGGAAAACACGTTCAGAAATGTTGTCTAATCGGAAATCTTTTCTGAATGATTTAATATCATCGACAATTATAAAGTTCAATGCAAATAAGTTAGGATTAGGCTTTAAGTTTGTATTTAGAGAGGTAACAGAAATTGTTGACTACACTAATAACAAATTTTGCACGATACAAATAAAGTTCTATGAACCCAACCCACAAGACAGGATTAACTTATGAACATATCAATCTATAATGCTAATAACGAGTTACTTTATGATATGCCCTCCATTTATGAAGGGTGTATCGAAAAGTGCGAGTTGATGAAAGAAGATAGTATAACGTTAAAATTCTCGCTTGTTACCCCCATTTATTTTCCAATTGGTTCTTTCGCAATATGGAGAGGGAAGAAGTATGTCGTAACAACAATTCAAAATCCTACCTATAACGAAAATAAAGGTGGTTATGATTATGAATTAAAGCTTGATGCTTATTACTATGCATGGAAATTGCGTATCTATAAATATAAGCCAGAATCAGACACATTGAATACGCGCGAAACAAATTTCTCGCTAACTGCAAATCTTAAATGGCAAGTAATTTGTTTGTTACGATGTTTGAAACTTGAAGGTTTTACATTTAATAATGATACTGATTTCACTTATTTAATTGATGATGGCCTTGATGAAGTAAAAACATTGAGCTACAATTCAACTAACTACATTGATGCACTTAATCAGATTGCGAAAGAATGGGATACTGAATGGTGGGTAACTGATAATTTCGTGCATTTCGGTAAATGTCAAGATGCAGAAAAAACGAATGTAGATTTTATCCTTGGGAAGAATGTCGTAAATATGACTTCTTCTAAAAGTGAAGGCGAACATGCTACACGTGTGTACGCCTTTGGCTCGTCACGTAATATGCCTCCTAACTGGAATAAAGGTGAAGTAGATTTTAGTGTTGTAAGCGTTGATAAAGAAAATAAAACATTCAAGTTCGATAAAGATATTTATTCGGATTATTTTGAAGATTACGAAAAGACAAAGGTCTTCGATTATGAAAGAATAGAATTTAGTGCAGTAAGAAAACTGATTGACACTAAAAAAAATAAATATGATTTCATACAGATAAAATCTAATATATTTGAACTTGATGTAAACGAATACAAGTTGGGTGACAAGTTATACGCACTTGATAATTACGGCAACAAGGATAGATTTGCAATACGTATATTATGCGAAAGAAACGATTATAATCAAGTGCCAACAATAAATGGTGCAATAACAACTATTTTTCTATTCCAACAAGAAAATGACGGTAAATATTATAAAACTACAATTAAAAATCAAAAGATAGATATTAATCCAACGGGGACATATCAAAACGCTATTGTATATATTCCTTTCGATGAATTGGATATAACAAAGAAACAAAAGTGTTACATCTTAATTGATTTAGTGTTTTTGTATTCAGATGACTACAAAGGTAAAATTACAGTTTCTGAAGGTACAAAATTGTGTGTTAGAACAAGTGCTGAATACTACAAGATACATTCTTTACTTGCAAACGTTAATGCAAATGGTATTGAAAGTGCAAGTAATTCGGCCATATTTTCAACAAAGGTAGGTGAGTTTAATTTTAGGTGGGAAGACGGTGAAACAACATTGCCTAAGCAAGGCGATACGTATCGCATCAAAAACCTTATAACAAACAAATTGCCTTCATGGTGGTTTAAAGCAAACAGTCAAGATGCCGAAACCATTAAACAAATGTCAGATACTCATTTGCCACTTGCGAGTCCAGGGTATATTGATATAGAAACACCGAAAAACGATGCTGAAATTGTTGAAAAAGTTCTTGTTTTCGATGATATATATCCACGGACAAAAACAACCATTACGAAAGTAAATGACAAGCTGCAAAACGTAATGAGTGATGACGGTAAGACACCAACAGGAGAAAAATATACTGAGTACTACATTCAAACTTCAGATTTCACGTTTAACGAAGAATGGCAGCTGCAAAACGGAGAAAATATGAAGATTAAATTTCAATCGGGAGCGCTCACTGGCCTTACTTTTGAAACAGAATATAATTCAAGCGAAACACCTCCTGAAAAAGATAATACGAATGTCGTTGAACATACATATTTTCGCATTCTAAGACAACAATTTGATGGTGGCTTAATGTTACCCAATGGCGCAATGTATCCGAAGGTTGGTGATGAATTTATTCTTACAGGTTGGGATGTTACGCGACTTGACGAAGAGCTTATAAAGAATGCTCAAGACGAGCTTGCAACGGAAACTGCAAAAGAATTAAAGAAAATGGCAATAGACCCGAATACGTATGAATGTACGCTATTCAGTGATATTGCATACGGAAGGAATATTGAAACGTTTATTGTTGATGAGAATGGTTTTCACCTAATAGACAAAGACGGAAACGAAATAACTACAGATAACAGCGGAAAAGAACTTAATCCTGATATGACATGGGATTTTGACCTTGGAAGACGGATAACGTTATATAATGGTGCTTTCTTTCGTTCTGGTAAACGTGCATCACGTGTTATTGGTTACGAAAAGAAAATGGATATACCTTTCGATAGTCCTATCTACAAAGTTGGTGAGAAGGCAGAATATTCTCGCCTTGGAGATTTAGAAAAGCAAATTAGTGGAACATCTCCTACGATAGGAACACAAGGATTGCAATATCTTGGACAGACAACAAGTGGAGGAGGTTCTGTATATCTAATCAAGAGACAAGATAAAACAGAAGCAAGTGATTCGAATACTTATTCTGCATTGAGAGCGCAATTTGAATTTCTGTCAAAACAGAAAGACCAAAATGCTTTCGGTAATATAAACTTCCTGTCTGGGATTAGTGCTAAAGGTTCTAATAACGGAACTGCAACAGCAGCGGACGGAATTTGCGAATATTATTAAAATAAAAATATGGCAAGACTTTTATCAACATGGTTTGACGGATTTATAGGCTCGGCAAAAGCAACAGGTAATTTTGTGCTGAATGCCCTCGGCAAAAAAGTGCCAGAAATGGCTGAACACTATATGTCCGATTTTGGTGGGTATGGTTGGAAAATGCAAGAAGACGCGAATGGAAAATATATCCTTGAATTGGATAGTTTGAAAATTCGTGAGAGCCTTATTGCACATGAACTAATTATAGACCAAATACGTGCTATCTGTGGCTCATTGGGCATCAGTCAAGCGTGCGGTAAGGTAAAGGAAGTGCAATCAGATAGTACTAATTACTACCTTATCATGGAGGGAGAAGAAACGCATGGATATGGCGGCTTTGCAGCGAAAGATTTTATCCGTTGTCAACGTTGGACTGGCAATGGGCTAAAAGGTTATTGGGTTAAGGTTAATTTTTTGGGAGATAATGGAAATGGACATCAAAATGTTTTAGCTATAAGCAAATCTGAATTTAAAGGTGTTATCAATCAAGACAACGGCACGAAAGCAGACTATGTAAGCGAAAGCACATCTTCTATGTCGTTACCTTCGGCTGGAGACGAAATCGTGCAGTATGGTAACGAAATAGATAAAACGCGACAAAGCGCAATCTACATTCACGCTAACGGAAAAGGACAACCCGCTCTTGATATTCTTACAGGCATTCATTCTAAGTCTTTTGACGGTTGTTTAGCTTGTCGCCTTGGTGGAGACTTACCAAATGGCGGTTTCGGCCTATATAGCAAGAATGGACGTGTTATGTCACAGTCAGAAAGTGGAGAAGTACACTATACACTTAACCCAGACGGGACATTTGAACTCGGTAAGGGCGCGATTTCCTATGACGGCAAAGGAACAGTGACTATCGGTAGCAATGTAGTTATCAAGTGGGGAGCGCAGAGCCAATCTAAATACGAATATGCAATTAGCGACAATGGAGTTACCGCCCCGAATGATTGGAGTGAAACATTCCCAACTAATATAGCTCAAGGTAAGTACATTTGGAAACGCACAACCTATCCCGATGGCACTGAGACTACAGAGCTGCTTGGCTTCGTTGGTAAAGATGGTAAGATACCAACTTTTACGTATAAGTATGCCACAAGCACATCGGGTACGACTGCACCGAATAGTGATTGGAGTGAAACATTCCCGACAAATATAGCGCAAGGCACATATTTATGGAGACAAACAATTGATAGTAGTAATAAGGTTATAGCTACAGAATTGCTTGGCTTCGTTGGTAAGGACGGTATTAACGGGCCACAAGGTCCTTCTGGGCCACAAGGCCCTTCTGGGCCACAAGGTCCTTCTGGGCCACAAGGTCCTTCTGGACCGCAAGGCCCTCGCGGCCCACAAGGCGATGACGGAGCTGCCTACTACATTCTTGCTCCCGTTGGGTCAATATCGCGAACACAACAAGGCACGGTGACACCCTCTTATAGCCAAAAGACGATTACCGTTGAAGCATACAGAACGCAAGGCTTAAAATCTACGAAGTTTACAGGAGGTAAAATGAAGTGGGCCATATATGCCGATGACGGCTCTGGCGGCACTACGATAGCACAAGAAGGCACAGGAGATACGGCAACGCTTGTGGCTACTCGCGCAACACGAATAGAATTTAAACTCTACCTTGACAAGGTAGAAGTTGCACAAAAAACTATTCCTGTCGTTTGGAATGGTAAGGACGGTACGAACGGCAAAGACGGAGCAGACGGAACGAGCCTACATAGCAACCTACTCGTGCATACCGACTTCGCGCCAAAGGCAGAGAACTACGCTGGCACGTGGCTCAATTTCCGCTCATCGCTCGCTACAATTAATGGCACATTAAACGAGGGAGCAGCAGTTGGTGATACGGACATGCTCTCCGCTTCGGTATCAACACAGACGGACATGTTCCGATATGATGTAACAAAGTTGCTCAGCCCTCAGACGTGGTACGTTATAGGCATTACAATGCGTGGCTCTGGTACTGCTACCGTATATTGTTATCCCGACACGAACGAACAAACGATTTACGTTGACGGAGACGCAAAAGGCTCTCCAAGTGACGCAAGTGCCGCATTTGCGTTGACCTCAACGTGGAGACGACATTACATAGCATTCTGTACAAAATCAAGCCTTAGTGGTACAAAATACGTGTTGGTACGTTTAACAAGTGGCTCGCAAGCAGACATTTCAATGGTCACATTGGGTAGGCCATACGGAGGTGGATCAGCATTAACAGCTGACGGTTACATTCAGAATGATGCGCAGCTTATCCGCATGGCAACACCGTCCAACATGGAGACGTTCTGTGGTATCAACTCTTTGTGCGCATGGCGAAGCAGCGAGCGCGAGTTTGACTTTTATTCGCAATCGTTAGGCTCAACAATCGTATCTGGACAATGGTACACGCTATCTTTCTACTCACGTGGCTCAGGTAGTATCAATACATACGTATATGATTATGGAGGACGCGTCTTGTCTGATGCAAGCGCAGATATGCCAATGGCTGACGGAGTGAAAGAAACGACTTTCTACAATGACGGGCGCCACACGTGGCAGCTAACCTCAGAATGGGTACGACACATCTACACCTTCCGCGTCCGCACGGACGGCACTTACTCCTCACCTATATTGCTATTCAGAGCAACAATAGGCACAAGCGGTGACTTTATCGCTATCAATCAAGTAAAGCTTGAATTGGGCAAAAACGCTTCGGATTGGTGCTTGAATGAAATGGACAAAAAAGCCGTCTCTTTGCCCGACTGGATGAAAGCCTTCAACGGCTACACCATGAGCGGTGACAATTACATCGCAAGTGGTAACGCGTTCTTCGGCAAGAAAGAAGAGATTGACAACACTTATACAGGGTGCTTTATGTCGTCTAACGGATTGCAGATAGGTGGCAATACAGTCGTAGGTCTGTACGCATTAGACCACAACATTCTGAAAGTCGCAATCGACCCAGTACACCAACAATACTACTTCAAAGGCAAGGTGTATGCCGATGAAGGCGTTTTTAAAGGCACAATATATGCTGACAAAGGTGTATTTAACGGCATTACAACGGGTATGCAGCTTAACTCGGTAACGGTAATTAACACGAGTAATTGGGCTGACTACCTTGAATTAAGGGTTAAAAGTACATCGGGGCTGGGAACTATTAAATACAATAAATATGCTTACCCTATAATCCCCAATTTATCAAGCATCATCTATGTCAATAGTTTGCCAGAAACGGTAACTGAAACAGACGGAAATAACAAGACTTCAAAATATTACAAATATTGGCAATTACCACCTTACGGAGATAGCGATGAAGAAATTCAACAAGCTCTTTCGCTTGTCGGCTGCAAGTTTATTATTTATAACAACATGACAGACACTGATAGTCTCGGCAAAGAATTTAAATTATACGGCCGCTTTTCCAAAAAAGGTGAAACAGACTTCACGACCTATTTAAATTTAGGCAAAGGCATGATTATACTTACTATGTGTGTCGACTCAGACGGACAATTCTATTGGCAATATGACGGTGCTTTATTTAATATAAAGATCAATGGTACGCTAAAGCCTGGTAATGGGTGGCAGATACAGACAGATAATATTATCAAACCACCAATTTACCAAAAACCAATGGGCGAATGATAAAAAAGCGCGCCCGAAGGCGCACCATAAATTACAATCATTGCAAACATACAAAAAACAAATAACATGGAAACAAAAAAACTCTCAGAAGCATTAGCCGAATTGCAAGCAGCAGCGAGTGTGAGCGGATTGGACGTGCGATTGGTCGTTGCAGGGCAATCAAGCACAGACAACGCACAAACTATCACGCTACAACAATTGCTCACGGCATTGAATGTACCAACTGCACAGAGTGGTACGCAAGGAACAACTAAGAACTACATTTATTCTACTGGTACTGATGCTGATAAAAACTGTGTTGCGTCATGTAACTGGTGGATTTATTCAGAAAATGGTAGAATATATGTTCGTTGGAAAAGATGGGGTGCTGATAATAATACTCATTATGACCATGATAATGAAGCACATCAAACATCACAGTATATGATACCATATATGGGTAGTGATGGTGGCGCATGTTATCAAGACGGACTTTTACCGTGGCAATGGGGACAACGAATGAAAGACTGTGGAGTAAACTTTAGATTCATTCGAGAGGAGCTAAGTACAGCAGAATATGTTAATTTACGCTATCTGAATTTTGCAAATGGTGGAGCGTATGATACACCAATTTCTAAAGCAACAAGTGCTAAGGCAGGTGTAATGACAGCAGAGGATAAGACAAAGCTTGATAATTTAACTGCTTATGCGCGTGACCTCGGAAACTTTGAATCGGAGGAAGCGGCTCTTAATGCGCTTAAAGCTATTGAAATATCAAGCAACTCTAATATTGTACACGTACATTGCACGTATGCTGATGGTGCGATGAGCATTACAATGATGCAAAATGTTGAAAATGATTATTGTAGACAAATAATCTTCAACAAATCAAAGGTTTTTCAACGTGCTGTTTATTTCACTGATGGCACTCGCCAAGAAATCAGCTATGCAGAAGATTGGAGTTGTCTTTTCGGTGATAGATTACAATGGGATAGCGGAGAAAATAAATATGTATTACGCCAATTCGATTTGTCGTTCAATAAGGAACATACAGACCCTATACCCACCGCAACTGCAAACAATGATGGCTTAATGTCTGCTGCCGACAAACAACTTTTAGACCAAATTAAAACGAAACTTGGCTTATGACAAACCCAATCAGCACAAGCAATGCTAACCCATTAGTCACCACAAGCGGAGCTATTATAGGTGGCACGTTCTATGCAGAATTGATACAAGTACTATTCGACCTGCGATGGCTTGTACTCTTTATAGTAGTGCTTGTTTTTACAGATTTTTGGTCGGGTTTAACTGCAAGCGTAAAAATTAAAAAACAAGACTTTCGCTTAAGTCGTGCATTGCGAAGA